CCCCGACAGCCGGTCGATCTCCGTGAGCCAGTTGGTGAAGCGGAGGTACCGCATGCCGCCGCCATCAAACCGCCCGGGGCGGAAGGACGCAGTGCCGGAGGTGATCAGCCCGTCGATGCCGTGCAGCGCCCATCCCGTCGTGGTGCCGAGGTCGAGCGCCAGCATCACCCGGTTGGCGCAGACGACGTGCCGCAGATCGGGGATTGCCTTACGGGCGGAGGTGGCGAGAGTCAGGTCAGCCATGGGTGGTCTCCTCTTCTGGTTGGCTGCTCGGGTGGAAGACGACGGTGGCCTGGTGCTTGGCGGTACGGGGCCGCCGTCGTCGGATCGGAATGTGCAGGGAGCGTCGGAGCCCGCGCGCGGACACACTCGACGTATGGGAGGCGAGGCCAAACCTGCCGGTTGGCCTCCCCATACGTAGTATGGGGGCTTGCCCACTCGCCTCATGTTTTGGCCGCAAGTCTCTGTTCCCGTTGATTTTTCAAGGCTCGAGGGAAGAGACGGGTCGATGAGGAAGACCTTTCTCATCCTCATCACCAACCCATTGATTTCATTGGGCCATGAGGAAGGGACGAGAATGAGGAAGGCCGCGCTCATGATGAGGAAGTCAGTCATGGGCCTCCTCCGGATAGACCCAGACGGAGGGGTTCTCGACCTCACGCGCGCGGCCGGAATGGGGGCATTTGTAGTGGGTCGGGAGCACCGCGACGCCCTCGGCAAGGACCTCTCCGGTGTCCGTGTCGATCACGGGATCGCGGCCGAAGCGCATGTCCCTGATCACGAGATATCCGAAATGCGATTGCGTCCCGGCGTACCCGTGCTCCGTGAAACTCCGGCGGAACTTGATCAGGCCCTTGGTTGCGAGCACCGACAGCCGCTCACGGATGCTGTAGCGCCCGCCGAGATCGTGCTGGTTCTCGAACGCCTCCGCGAACTGCGTAGCGGTGTAGAGCCGACCCTCGGCCGCCTCGTCGAAGATCATCCCCAGGACGACCTGGTTTTTTCGATCCCGCTCGGCATCATGCCTGGCGCCGATGTCCTGGCGCACGAGGCGCTCGTTCATCGGGTTGATCTCGACCCATTGGCCGCGCACCTTGTCGATCAGCTTCGAGGGCAGCGCGGGGCCGTTGCGCAGCTCGATCTCCAGCTTGCGCTCTGACGCGTCCTCGTCGGGGCGGTGCAGGATCAGCCCGGAGGTGTAGAAGCCCCGCAGGGCGCTGGCGCCGGAAAGCGCGAGGAACGGATCCTCTTTCACCTGGTGCTTGCTGAGCTTCTTGGTGTGGTGGATCAGGATGACCCCGCAGTCCGGGTCGATGTGGTCGCGCAGAACCTCGACCCGCTCCTTGAGGAAGAACATCATGGCGGTGTTGTCGTTCTCGCCACCGCCATCGGGTCCGCCATCGAAGAGGTTCCGGATCGGGTCGACGCAGAGGATGTCGGGCGGCGCATCCGGGAATGCCGTCCGGATCGCGCGGGCAACCCGCACGCTGCCCTCGTTGTCGAGCAGCATTTTTAACTTGGGTGTTGCGACGAAGGTGTCGCGCGCGGCGGCCAGCACGTCGGGCGGCAGGGCGATCTGCTTCAGCCGCTCGCGCAGATAGTGATACTGGATCTCGGCCTGCAGATAGAAGATCCGCAGCGGCCGTGGCGGCGTGAAGCCGAGGAAGGGCACACCGGCGGCCATGTGGACAAGCCAGGAGATCAGCAGGTCGCTCTTGCCGACCTTGGGCGCACCGCCCAGCACCAGCAGTCCGCCCGGCGTCAGCACCCGGGGCGCGATGATGTCCTCCGGCATCGGGCTCTGATCGTCCAGCAGCGCGCCCAACGTGAAGGCGGGCATCTCGACCGGTCCCGGTGCGCCGGAGTCCAGCCGGATCAGCGGCGGGCCGTATTTCTCGACATGCCGTTCCCAGAGCCGCTCGGATTCACGCTTCAGCCGCTCGACCGGCCACTGGGGCCGCAGCATCGCTGCGTTGTAGCCGCAGATGCCGATCCAGCCCTCGTCCTTCGTCATCCGGCCCTCGTGGACCATGCGGATGAAATGCCCGATCGCGGCGGACGCACCTTCGAAGCGGGACCAGTCGTCCTGCGCCCCCTCCCGCACCGCCGTGACCAGCACTTCGTCCATGGCGGGCTTGTCGGGATGGGTGAACGCAGGCTGCAGGGACACGCCCGGCGCGGGCGGCATGTCGGTCACGGCTTCGATGAATTCGGCCAGATCGCGTTCGCGGTCGGCGCTCAGTTCGACGATCCGCACCTGCGTCTTGAGGTTGTTCTTGTAATAGACCGAGCCCGCCACTCGGATCGGCTGATGGGCGGAGCGGAAATGCATGTCGCCGCCGACCTTTGCGGCGATGTCGCCGCGCAGACGGCAGACGCGCGCTATGTCATCACCCTCGGCGGGTTCGGTCAGCGCCCACCAGACGTGGCACTTGCGCTGCCCGTCGGCCGTCACGCCACCGCTTTCCACCACCATGCTGGCCGATCCGAGGTGGCGCTCGAGGTGCGCGCGCTTGGCGGCGATGTCACCGGTGTCGAGATCGACCACCACCGTCTGCATCTGCCGAATATCGGTGGCCTTGGCCTGGCCGGGCGCGGCGACGGTTCCGGGGATCACATAGACCGCCGCGCCCTCGCGCGAGGCCCATGTCGCGAAGGTCGCCATCTTTTCCGGGGCGGAATGATCCGCTTCCAGCCAGATGTTGTGCGGGCGGCCATCGATGCCCTGACCCTTGTCGATGAAGCTGCGGACAGGGATCAGACCGTCGCAATACCCGAAGACGACCTGCATGAATTGCGCAATCTGCGCAGGGTCCGGCTCGTCGCCGAAGACGTCGATCTCCGGCGCGGCATCGTTGAAGTCGCGCCATGGGTTGAAATGGACGATGTTTTCCTTGGGCTCATCGGGCGTGGTGTCGTCGCGCATGGCTGGCTCCTGGTCGGGATCGGATGGCTCGGTGGGCTCGTCGGTCATGCAGCCAGGCTCCAGCACCGCTCGGCATGGGCGCAGAACCGGCATTCGAAGAAGTCGGGGCTTGTGGCGACGCGGGGCAGCAGCTCGCCCGCGTCGGTGGCCTGCAGGATCCGCACCGCGCGGTCGGACATGCGCTGCGCGAGGTCGGCATCGAAGGCGAGCTGCTCGTGATGCAGTTCGGCCGTGTCCTTGTTGATCGCCGTGAACAGTGCGGGGGCCGTGGAAATTCCCGGCACCGAGGGCTCCATGTAGGCCTGGTAGATCGCGATCTGTGCGGCATAGACGGGCTTGGAGACGGCGACCCCGTCCTTGACGCAGGCCCGCCAGTTCCTGGCGTTCATCGTCTTGCATTCCCAAAGCGCCGGGGTGCGAAGACCGAGCGCGGCCGGGGCGCCGGCGATGATTCCGTCGACATGGCCACGGATGCGACCGCCCGCGACGGAGAATCCGAACTGATCCCCATCGGGCCGATTGCCCTTGCGAGTGTAGAGGTCGAGCCCCGCCGCCCGCAGCCAGCGGATCGTCAGATCCTCGAGCTGATGGCCGATTTCGAAGATCCGCAGCGTCTGCCCGCCGAAATCCGCGCCCTCGTCCTTGGGCGCGCCTGCGAACTCGAACTGCAGCGCGCGTTCGCAGGAATGCCCCAGACGGGACGCACCGAGATAGGTTCGGGGCGGCGTGGCCTCCCGCTCGGCGATCAGCGCGGCATCGACCAGCGCGTTGATCCGCTCGGCCATGGAGGGGCGCGGGTTGAAATCCAGCATCAGAATGGGATCTCCGCCTCGGCGGCGATCTCTGCCATCTCGGCGCGGAACGCCTCGACGGTCACGACAATCAGCCGGCGCATGTCGTTCTGGGTCAGCTGGCCCAAGGGGCGGTCCCAGCCGATCCGCTCCATCTCGGGCGCAAGCGCGCGCATCACGGCGGGCAGCGCCATGGTTTCCTCTTCGGTGAAATCGACCATGCTCAGTCCTCTTTTCGCTTTACGGGTGAAGGCCGCCTGGCAGCCCATGGAGCAGAACCAGCGGCGGGTGCGGGTTGGGCGCGGTCGGTGCGGATCGAACCAGCCGAAGCCGCGCGCGCGGGATGTGCAGACGGCGCAGAGCACCGGCCGCAGATGCCAGAGGCGATCACGGCCCGGTCGATCCGCAGCCGCTGCGGACGGGGATGGGACTTGCGCGACATGGTTCACGCGGCCATCCCGATGTCCGGACTGGCGCGGTCCACAAGTTGGCGAATCTCGCGCTTGTTGAAGCCGAAGGTCATCAGCGCGGAGGCGCGGTAGCGCGTCAGGCCGAAGTCACGGCGGCACTCGGGCGGCAGGTACTGCAGCTGCTTCTCGGTCGGCGGCTGGCGGAGCCAGGAACGGGTCTTGAAGGCGCTTTCGTCGGTCTCGTGCGTGTTCAGCCAGTCGTCGGCCTGCGCGAGGCAGACGGTGCGCTCGCCCACGCCCAGCAGATGCGGGCGTTCGCCCTTCGCGCCGCCGATGGCGTACCAGACCCCGTCCAGCCAGAAGATGCCGCCCCAGGCCGCGAAGCCCGTGGCCATCAGCGCGTCGTCCGTGCCGTAGAGGTCGACCCACGCGAAGCTGGACCGCTGCAGCAGGTCGATCTCGGTCATCATGAAACCCGAGAGCGGCGCGGCGGCCCCGCCCTCGCCCGCATCCAGATCCTCGCGGGGGAACGCCTCACCGCAGAGCGGGCATTCGGTGGCGGCCAGCGGAATATCGGCGCCGCAGCCGGGGCAGAGTTTCGTCGGGGCGTCACCGGTCTCGGTCTTGCCGTCCAGATCGACATCCTGTTCCAGCGTGCCGTGGATCAGGCTCGAGGTGCCGAAATCCAGCACGACGCAGTCGGTCTTGACAATGCCGGGATGTTCCTCGGGATCGACGGTGCGCAGGCCGCGCCCGACCATCTGGATCATCGTGGATTTGTAGGAACTGGGGCGCAGCAGCACGACGCAGGAGGTGGGCGGGTGATCCCAGCCCTCGGTCAGCACCGCCACGTTGACCACGACGCGGATATCGCCCGCCGCGTAGTCGGCGAGGATCGCCTTGCGGGTCTCGGCCGCCAGGTCGCCATGCATCAACGCGGCGGAAACGCCCGCCGCCCTGAAGGCCTCGGTGACATGTTCGGCGTGGGCGACGGTGGAGCAGAACACCACGGTCTGCCGATCGCCTGCCTTCTCCTTCCAGTGGCGGATCACCTCGTCGGTGACGGGGGCGCGGTCCATGATGCCCGCCACCTCCGCCATGTCGAAATCCGACATGGTC